GTATCCCATGAGCCACTCGACCCATTGCGGGTTCAACTGCCCACCAGTCTTTTGCTGGTTGTCTGTGTGCTGCACCGCTACATCGAGCGTGTCCATGCTCACTTTGCCATTGCGTATCCTGCCGCCCTGATAACCGCCCTTGTGATCCCTCGTTGTCGGTGTCGGCCACATTTTCACTTGTGTCTGCAAGTCTATGCCCCTCAACTGACCACTGCCCCTGCGTTCCACTGTTGAGCCATTCTTCACTAAGTCCGCCGCACGACTGCCGCGTGGTGACGCATCCGGAGTTGCCCACATTTGCATCGTGTCCGGGTTCACTTGCTCCCTCAGATTGCTTGGACGCGATCTGCCTTTCCGCGCACCCTGCTTCATCTTCTCTGTGCTTTCCGCTGACCGTTGCGGCAGATGATCCATCGTGTTTGGAGTTGCCCACATTTCTTGCGATGATCCAGATTCGATCTCGTCTGTGCGGGGCATTGACGGCGCAAGCTGGCACAATAAACGCCCTTGCGGCGTAATCTTGGGCTTCCAAGTCAGCAAGCACTTCGTCGAGACCCAAGGCAACGTGACCATAAACATTTTCGAGAACGCAGAAAGCGGGTCTTTTGTGTGCAATAATTTGGCTAATGAACGGCCAGAGGTGGCGGTCATCCTCTGTGCCTCTTTGCTTTCCAGCGACACTGAAGGGCTGGCAGGGGTATCCGGCTGTAAGGATATCGCAGTCTGGAACAAGTCTTGCTGGGTCATTTGCCAGTTCCTTTACATCATGGGCAATCGGCACATCAGGCCAGTGTTTGGATAAAACCTTGCGGCTCCACGGCTCGATGTCGCAAAACAGGACAGGCTTGGATAAGCCAGCCCATTCAAAGCCAAGAGCAAAGCCGCCAATGCCACTGCATAAATCAACATGGCTCATCGGCTCACCCACCTTGCGCCTCACATAGCTGGCGCAGTAAGTTCGCCTGCCCTGTTTCGCGCAGCTTCAGCAATGGCTTTAGATAAGCCTCAACATGGCTCAAGCGCTTTGCCGTGACGCAGTACACACCGCAACAACGCAATCGCTCTTGGATATCTTTTTGATTTGCTGACAAGCTGCCGCCTTTTGGGCGCTTCAGTTCAATCATTATCGGGCCTTTGGCGGCCAGATCATTCCATCCAGCATCAGGCACAAAGATTTCCAGATCAGGCCAGCCAGCCGCCATGCCCAGCTTTTTAAGCCGCACCTTATAAGCAACGTGCCTGCGCCCCTCATTCGGGCTATGATGAACAACTGATCCCATCGGCAGTGAAGCATCTAGCCACTGCACAATGTATATCTGTAGCTCGTCTTCAGTCATTGAGATAAAAATCATTAGGCATCACACTGCCGTCACTAACATCAACGATCTTTTGCATATAAGCAGGCGATGGCACCAGCCGGTCTTTGTGACCGTGCGGCAAGCACCAGCGGCGCACCACTGTGGCATGGCTTGCGCCCACCTCTTCTGCTAACTTAGTGAGTGACCAGCCCTGGCTAGTTCTGAAATTATCTAATTGCATAACCTAATCCGTTTTGTGAATTATTTTATTAACGTAATGCTATTGACTTATTACGTCAACAGGCTTACCGCTATTAAATATATTGACGCAAACCGACAAAGGGCTAGGCTTATGGTTAGATCAGACAGCACTGGAAATATTGTGGCTCCGAATAATTTAAATAAAATGATTGGACAAAGCGGCCTTCGTAAAACGATGGTGGCCGAGCTTAAAGGCGTGCAGCCAGCCACCGTATCGCGTCATATAAATGGTGATATTGGGATGAGCCTTGGTGACGCAGAGGAATATGCAAAAATCCTCAAATGCACACCGAATGAGATTTTCTTTGCCAATCCAGCGATTTCAGTTATTGGCACAGTGGTGGTCTGGAATGAAACCACTTTGAATTGGAAGCCGAAAGATTGCATTGCGTTTGGCTCGCTGAACGGCGGTGACCCAACCCTGAATTTGGCAAGCAGCTTTAAAAGTGATCGGATGCAGCGATATAAAAACAAAGCTGTTTATATGCACGATTATTATAGCCAAAACACTGGCGCAATATACTGGGATTTAAGTGACGACTTAGACCACATGGCTGCTTGGCAACATGGCAATTTAGACATAATCAACCTTGATCCAGCAATTGACAAGCGCGTTGATCCAACCTGTTTTGGCCATTACTCTGTGAGTATGACAGAAAGCAATGAACTGCTTTATGGTGTGCTATATCAGTCTGGCAAAAACAGATACAGCGTTGAATCATGGTACTTCGGAAATCACAAAGACATCAAATTGAAATGGGCTTGCCCTCTCATCACAATGGTTCTAAGGCCTGAACTTCACGGATTGAGCTGGGTTGATTCAAACGCCTGCATTTGTAATACGGCTGGATGCACTAATAAAGGGTTTAGCTGCTTTACATAATACAAAAAGTCTATTGACGTAAAACGTAAAGTATATTTATACTCTGTGGAAAGTTAATTTCTACAGAGTTTTTTATGTCTGCACCTTTTGACAAATCGTGGGCTTTTGATAAGTCATATTATCACCACAGTAATCCATCACGGCCACTGTGCGTAACTCTCTTTGACAAGTGCATTATCAGAGTTCGCATCAATGAGGCTTGGAAGGTCTTGAAGGGCGATATTGTTGGTGATCGGCAAGCGGCTGAAGCCACGATCAAACTCTATAAAAACGATAATGCTAATATGCTGGCTGGGAGAGTTGTACAGACTTGCCTAGACCAGCACCTCATTGATGATCACTCGTTTGATGCTGTTGTGCGCCACGGCATGAGCCTGCTTGATGGCTATGAGCCGCGTGCTTGGGATGATGGCAAAGATGAGCGCAAGCTGGCCGTCAACCGTGATGATTTCCCTGATGTATTGCAAAATGCAATCGAGGGTGTGCAAGAGGCTCACAAGCATTACGGCCTGAACCGTATTGAAGGCGAAAGCGAAATACTGACCAATCTGCCGGGGCTAGAACTGCCCTACAGCGGGTTTCCTGATTTCTCACGGCGCATCGAACTAAAGACTAAATGGTCTGGTGTCGCTGCCAATACTAAATCAGGCAAACGCAGCGCCAGCTTGCCAGCCCAGCCCGACTGGAACCATGTGCAGCAAGTCGCTGGCTATTGGGCTGGCACTGGCCTGATGCAGTCGATTGTTTATGCCACTGCCAAAGGTTACCGCGTTTTTAATGAGGATAATTGTGACCGCCTGACGCAGCAAGGCTTGCAGTCAGCGCTTAATCACATCGTTGCCAAGTGTGCGATCCGCGAAAATCTATTGAAAAGCACCGATTCGGTTGAGGCCATGCTGCGCCTCATTGAGCCAGATTTTAAACATATGTGGGCTTGGGATATGCGCCCAGAAGTCTTGTCAGAAGCTAAACAACTATGGGGATTTAAATGAACAAATATTTAAAACTGCATATAGATCAGGCCAGCCATTCAACTAGGCGGCGCTATCGTATTGCCACAGTAGTTGGCAAGATTGCTTGGTACATCGGCCTTTCATACGCCTTTGTGCTGTCCATCTGGTGGTGCATGACCGTTGTTTTTGCCATGACATTGGGAATGTGATGATGGTGCAGCAAACAATGTTTGAGGCTTTAGAAGCCCCTCGTAACCAGCGTGAAGCACGCTTTCTGGCCTTTCACAAGGCAAACCCGATTGTTTACCAGCTTTGGGATCAGTTCACACGGCAGGCACTTGCCAAGGGTCACAAGCGCGTTGGCTCACAAATGATCATTGAGCGTATCCGCTGGGAAACAACCATTGCGATTATTGATGCACGGCCAGACGGCGAGGCATTGAAAATTAACGATCATCACAAGCCATACTATGCGCGGCTATGGATGAAAAACAATCCAAACCATAGAGGTGTGTTTGGGATTAGATCAGTCGAGGGTGATAATGGGTGAATTAGCAAAGGCACTAGCAACTTTTCAAGCTAGTCAAACAGGTCTGGAATTAGACAAGACAGGCAACAGATCGCAATATGCAAGCGTTGGCTCTGTAATGACCAAGGTCAAAGAAGCGGCAGCGCATGGCCTGTCGTTTACGCAGTTGGTGGATTATGAAGACGGCATAGGGATGCACCTCAAAACCTACATCATGCACACCTCTGGTGATGAAAAGATTGGGCGCTATCCGATTGCAGTTGATGACATGACCAACAATCAGAAGCTGGGGTCAGCAATCAGCTATGCACGGCGCTATGCTCTGATGGCAGCGCTGGGCTTGGCCGCTGGCATCCAAGAGGTTGAGTTTGACGATGACGATGATGGCGAGATCAACGGCGCTTTAAAAGACCCAGTGAAACAATCGGCATCCGCATCTGCAAAGCCCTACGATCTGGATGCACTGGAAACAAAGATTCAAAAGATCAAAACGCTGACAGCATTAAATGTGTTCATCAGTGAATTGAATGGGGTGCTTGTGGATATGCACAAGAATAACTCCAGCGACTACAACCGATTTTACGCTTTCTGGAAAAAACAAGAGAAGGATATTAATGATGGCACGGCCTGAGTACAAAGCAAAACAAGACCGCCTTGAGCGCGGCATTGAGATCACTGAACCAATGTTCATATCAT